GTTTATTAAAAATAAGACAATATCTTCTGGCACAATCAGAACAATGGTCGCATATTTTAACAGACATTTAATTGACAAAAAAGGTAAGGGTTTTAACCCTGGGGAAGAAGGGTATCCAAACAATGCTAGAATAGCTTGGAGTTTATGGGGAGGAGATGTTGGATTTATTTGGGCTAGAGGCAAACAAAAACAATTAAAAAAAGAAGAAAACAAGGGTGAATTAGAAGCTCATATTATGCAAGCTCTCAAAGATAAATCTAGGGAACACAACTTGTCTATAGACAATATCCCTTTCAAAAAAGTTACCACTAGACTTTTAACTTTAGTATTTAAAAGAGGCTTTAAAAATCAAAACACAGATGAAGCCTATCAAAGAGTAAATTCGTTTCTTAATGCTGTTAAACATGAAAAGTTTACAAAAGAAACTCACGATACTGATTTAATTCCAAAAGGACACAAGTTAAGGAAATGACAAATGTATCTTCTGTAGCTTTACCTACGAATGTTATACCTATTACTAATTACAAAACCTTTGACAAGCAAGATTTAAGGTGTCAGAATTGTAATAAATTATTGGCGAAAGCTAATGAGTGGAAAACATTTGGTATTGAAATCAAATGTCCACGATGTGGCTCGTTGGAGAATTTTTAATATGGCAGAAGAAGTAGATATAACACCTAGACCAGTCGATACAGACGATGTACCCGAAGTTGAGGCTTATGCAGAGAATAAAGTTAATGGAGCTGGAGCATCATACGCTTCAGAACGCATTGATTCAGACAATATTGATGGCGAAAGCGAATGGTCTTTTAGTGCAGAAGATGGAAACGCATTACTTGGTCCTGATGGTGATGATTGGGACAATTATGGCAAATTCCATTTAGGAATCAACGAATCTGCCGAGCCTAAAACAAAACAATATTATAGTTTTCCATTTGGCAAAGACGGAAAAGTTTATGTTTCTGGTATGAGAGCCGTAAGACAGAGAGCTGCACAATTCGAACATACTGCAATATTTGAGGAGGCAGGCAAATTAATGGACAAACTAAAAGCTAAAGGGTATCAGATAGAAGGAGAACTACCTGAAGAAGAATTACCCGACAAAGAAATACCCAAAGAAGAAGACAATAAACCTTTCGCACAAGCTGAGGCTATTGAAAACAATAGACTCGACACTCTAGCTTCAAGCGACTGTGATTGTGAGGATAAAGAAGTGTGCGACTGTGATAAAACTGAAAAGGATTACGCAGTAGAGCAAACATTTAATCTTAATGGAGTGGAAATCTTTTCAACTGGTGTTTGGAACGGTGACAAATATTCAGAAAAAGATTTAAACAATATGGTCGAAAACTTTGACCAAGTTGGTTTTGAGCCACCAATTAAGATTGGTCATAACGAGGAGCAACCTGAGTTGAATGATGGACAACCTGCACTTGGTTACATTGACAAAATCTACCTAGCTGGTAACAAACTACTTGCTAACTTCAAGGAACTTCCTAAGAGAGTATATGAAGCAATTAAGCGAGGCAACTATAAAAGAGTTTCAAGTGAAATATATTGGGACTACACTAACGACGGCAAGTCTTTTGACAGAGTGCTGAAAGCAGTAGCTTTGTTAGGAGCAGATATTCCTGCTGTAACAAATTTGGAAGCCATTACTGGTTTATACAAAGAAGTTGGAGAAGGGACAATCAAAAAACATTATGATGGAAAGGAGAGTGAAATCATGGAAGAAGAAAAAACAATAGAACTTCAAGCTGATACAATCTCTGTGGAAGAACACGAAAAAACTGTCGATGGACTCAACAAAGAAAACGAGGAAATCAGAAAAGAATTCGAGGCTCATAAAGCAGAAATTAAGAAGCAAGAAATTGTTTCCTATATGGAAGACCTTACCAACGAAGGCAAGGTTACTCCTGCGTATAGCGATGAAGTCAAAGCTCTACTTTCAACTGCTACTGACGAAAAGGTCTATAAGTTCTCACAAGACAATGAGGACAAAGAGCTTTCTCAGTACGAGCTTGTCAAAAAAATCTTCAACTCTATGCCTAAAATTATAGAGTTTGCAGAATTATCTGAAAATGGGGAATCAATATTTGATGTAATTCCTTACGATAATGCAAGTCAAGAAGTTGATAGAAGGGCAAAAGCCTATCTCAAGAAAAACAAAGCTGATAACTATGCCGAGGCTTATAAGTTAGTGCTTCAAGATGATAGCGAATTAAAAGAAAAATATGAAAGAGGAGAGTAATTAAACAATGAGTAATAGAACATTCATAAGCATGGTAGCCAACGAAGACTTATCAAGTATGCAATACAAAATAGTCTATGTCGATGGCAATAACGGAGCAAAACTAAGAGCAGCCCAAGGAGTCGGCGTACTCGGAGTTTTAAACAATAAGCCACAAAGTGGAGAACACGCATCAGTCGTAGTGGCTGGTCTAACAAGATGTGTTGCTGGTGGAACGGTAACTGCTGGTAGCTGGATTACTTGTTCAGCAAGTGGAACTGGTATCACAGTATCATCTGGCGAATATATCTTAGGCAAGTCTATAACTGGTGTTGCATCTGGAAGCAATTTCCAAATGCTTGTTCAACATAACGGTTATCGTGGCTAATAAAAATTTAAAAATAGGAGATTAGAACAATGGCAATAACAGCAAGAGATGTACACATAGATGCTCCATTATCCAATTTAGTTGTTGGATTCGAGCCTCGCAATACAATCGTACAAGACATCTTTCCCGTAGTTGACGTAGCAAAACAATCTGATGTTTACTATAAGTATACTAAAGGCGATTTCTTTAGACTTCCTAGTACAACAATTAGAGCTCCCAAAACTAAAGGTAGAAGTGTAAATTTTAATGTTTCTTCAGAAACTTATTACGCAGCTAACTACGCTTTGGTCGACGAGATTACATACGAAACTATGGCTAACCAAGACACACCATTGAATGTAAAAGAGAAATCAGCTCGTAACCTAAAAAACTTACTAATGTTAGATTGGGAAAATCGAGTTGCTAATCAAATAACTTCAGGCTCTAATTTGGGCTCATACGCAGCAGTTAGTTCAAAATGGTCAGACGGAACAGCTGGAAACAGCGACCCATTTGGCGATATGCAAACTGCAAAAGATGCAGTAAGAGCTACAACAGGTCTTGAAGCTAATACAATCATTATGGGACAATCTGTTTACAATTCTTTAATTAAACATGCAGACATTCTTGACAGAATTAAATATGTTCAAAGAGGTGTTGTAACAAGAGACTTATTGGCAGCATTATTTGATGTCGATACAGTTCTTATTGGTAGTTCAATTAAGAACACAGCAGAGGAAGGACAATCAGACAGCTTCTCAAATATTTGGGGAACAAATACTATCGTGGCTCACTTAACAAGTGGACCAAACGTAGATGGTAGAGACCCATCATTAGGCTATGCCTTTAGATGGACAAACCCAATGTTTGGAAGTCCAATGGTTGCTGAATCTTGGGACGACCCAGACCATGGCAATTATACAAACTTGAGAGTTCAATACTATCAAGATGAAAAAATTGCAGCAGCCGAATTAGGCTATCTATGGACTGGTTGTGTTGACTAACACGATTTAGATTAAGGGCGAGTAGAGGTTTTTGTGTTCATGCAACGACAATAACCTCGGGGACACTTGCCCTTTTTCTTTTTTTTTGATACAATACCCCTAGGGGAATTCAAATAACAATTTGATAACGGAGAAAGGCAAGAGATTGTCCACTACCCTCTTTATTTTTTTGACAATATTCTTTATAATACTGTAAACAGATAACCGAAGGAGTTACACCTTATGACAAAACACAAATTAGACATAGTTTTCCTTGTAGCAGGAATGGAAGTTTATCCAGACATTATGAAAGAAAAATCTCTGGGAGGAAGCGAAACTGTTGGCTTAGAAATGGCTTATGGTTTAGCCAGGCGTGGTCATAATGTCAAACTTTTTTGCAATACACCAAAAAACGTCAAACATAATGGAGTTGCCTTTCACCCTTATTCTGTTACAGGAGAAGGCTTTGAGCAATTTACAGCTTATGTAACAACAGCAACACCCGATGTGACAATAGTCCAAAGAATTCCCCAGGCTTTTTCAGCTCAAAATAAAAGCAAACTTAATATTTTATGGCAACATGATTTTGCGACAATAAGGCAAAGGGCAGAATTTAACAGTGCGTTATGGAATGTAGATGAAGTTTTTGT